AGTTGTAGCAGGTAGTGGCGACGTTACTGGGACCGCAACTCAGTTCTCAACTCAACTTCAGCCCGGAGACTTTATTGTTATTCGCGGGATGTCGTATCGTGTAATCACAATTACAAGCGATACTGCAATGCAAATCTCTCCTGAGTATCGTGGTACAACTGATATTTCAGGTGTTTTGATTTCAAAAACAATTGATTTTAAAACCCCGCAACGTCTGTGGACTGACCCTTGTGATGGCACCGGGCCTTCAGGTTACAACCTTGACCTGACCCGAATGCAGATGTGGTTCATTGATTATTCTTGGTATGGCGCTGGTGTTATCCGTTATGGTATTCGTACCACTAAAGGAAACATCAACTACGTTTTTCAAATTCAAAACAACAACCTTCAGTTTGAAGCATACATGCGGTCAGGCAACATGGCCGCGCACTATGAATCAAGTGGGTTAGGTCCGGTAACGATTCTTTCGTCAAACTTAAGCAATAGTACAACAACAATTGGAACGTATGCGTCTAGCACAGACACTTCGATTACGCTGACTAGTTCAAGTTCATTCCCCGCAACCGGGGTAATGGTAACCGGTACAGAGTACATTTATTACACTGGAATATCAGGCAATACTTTACTTAATTGTATTCGTGGATTTGGCGGAACGCTTGCTGCAAGTCATTCAGCAGGTGACTCTGCAACCCCATCGTCAATTGACATTGCAGATTGCAGCCGCTTTCCAAGCTCTGGGACCATTAAAGTTTCTGCAGCGGGTTCAAGCGGTGCTAACGAATACATTAACTACGCAGGTAATGACGGCAGTCTTCTGTATGGTCTAACCCGCGCACAAACAGGTGGAAACCCCTCTGCACAGTCATTTACTTATTCCGTTACTGCGCCCGTTGCCGTTGAGTATGTAAGCCCCGATACGGTGCCTTCACTGGCGCACTGGGGTTCGTCAGTCATCATGGACGGGCAGTTTAACGATGACAAATCGCTCATCTTTAACTACGGCACCACGGCGCAGCTTGCTGTTCCAGCGGGGGCAACAGTTCCAGTTATTGCGATTAGGGTTGCACCTTCGGTAGATAACGGCCAGATTGGTTTGCTTGGCAACAAGGAAATTATCAACCGTATGCAGTTGCAATTGGTTGAACTTGGAATTGTTTCTGCTGGCACGTTCTTGATTCAGCTAATCCTAAATGGTTACTGCACTAGCTTTAGCGGAGCTTGGACTGGACCTGCAATTGGTAACGCATACACTTCTTCGCTTGCTCAAGTTGCAGCCAATACAACTACTAGCGCCACAATTACCGGCGGGGAATCAGTTGCTGCGGCATTTACCAACTCTAGCGGTCAAACCACGTTGGACCTGAGTGGTGTTCGGGACTTGGGTAACTCTATCCTTGGCGGTGGAAACACTTCCGCTGTTCCAACCGGACAGGCAGGGCAGTATCCAGACGGTCCTGATATCCTGTATGTTGTAGCTACCAACACTGCTGGTACTGCAACAAACATTCTGGCACGATTGTCTTGGAAAGAAGCACAGGCATAATCATGGCTACTACCCCAGCTTGGCAACGCAAAGAAGGCAAAAACCCTAACGGCGGTTTAAACGCCAAAGGTAGGGCTTCTGCCAAGAAGGAAGGAATGAATTTGAAACCGCCGCAACCAGAGGGCGGGTCACGTAAGAAATCATTTTGTGCCAGAATGTCTGGCATGAAGAAAAAGCTGACTTCATCCAAGACTGCTAACGATCCAGATTCCCGTATCAATAAATCTTTGCGGGCATGGAAGTGCTAAGTGGACGGTCAGGTTTGGAACATCATCCTATCAGTTGCCATGGGTGCAACTGGGTTTATTATCAAAAACCTTTTTGATGAAGTGAAGCGTATTCAGATCCTCATCAACAAGACTCGGGAAGAACTTCCTAAAGAGTACGTAACTAGAACGCAATTAGACGCGGATATCAATCGTATCTTTGACAGGCTTGATCGACTTGAGGCTAAAATTGACAGGTTAATGGATCATCATGCCTAGTACGTCAAAGAAGCAGCATAATTTTATGGAGGCTGTAGCCCACAGCCCCGGTTTTGCCAAGAAAGTTGGCGTTCCTCAGTCCGTGGGCAAGGACTTTTCAGAGGCTGATAAAGGCCGTAAATTTTCTAAAGGTGGTGAAATGAAACGTAAAATGATGTCAATGGGCGCAGGTGCCCCGGCTCCCGCTCGGCCAATGCCTCCTGCTATGCCTCCGGGTGGCGGTGGAATGGCTCCTCCGATGGGCATGAAGAAAGGTGGATCGGTAAAACAATCATCTGGTTCGGCTTCCAGCCGCGCTGATGGAATTGCTTCCAAAGGTAAAACCAAAGGCACACAGATCAAAATGTGTGGCGGCGGTATGGCTAAAAAGCGATGATACCGAGCCGTGGGATGGGCGATATTCGTCCATCCAAAATGCCCAAAGCCAAGACGGTTGTTCGTAAGGATAACCCGAATGACGTTGAGGTGTATAAAGCGGGCGGTGGTTTGTACGATAACATTAACGCCAAACGCAAGCGGATAGCCGCCGGGTCTAAAGAACGTATGAGGAAGCCGGGGTCAAAAGGTGCTCCGACTAACGAAGCGTTTATTCAGTCTGCTAAAACGGCTAAAAAGTAATGGTAGCAAACTCCGACAATTATATGGGGCTGGGAACAGGTAATTACCTTCCCCAAAACTATACTGTCGGTCCCGCTCCGGTTGCTCCGACGGGTAAAGGCGGCAATCCCGCTATTCCGTACCCAAACCAGCCCCGCGCCGCAACTTATACCGCGCCCTCTAGATATTCAAATCCATATCAACAGCAATTTACTCCGCAACAGCAGCAGCGGTTTTCAATGCCACCTCCCCCACAGAGGTCATACCCGCAGCAGCAACAGCAGTATAATCTGTCTGGGATTATGGGGGCTAGGAATCTGGCTAGTCAGCAGACTAATATGCCCCGACAGGATATGTATTATCCGTCGCAACAGCAGATGCAACGTCAGATGGATAATGTCCATCCCGTACAGCAACAAATAATTGATCAGGCTCCAACGCGAGAGCAGATTGAAAACTTTCAGCGGGCGCAACAGCAGCAGGACCAACAACAGCAGCAAATGACGGGTAGGGCTAATATGAGTCCACAAGATGTCAATGCTGCGCGAAATGCCCTTGGGTTTGGAAACTTACCGCAAGACGGGCGGAAACAAATGCCAATTCAAGGCCCGCAACCTATGGGTGGTAAAGGTTTTAGTCCGCAAGCTGTTCAAGCCATGCAATCCCAAACAGGCTACCAACCTGCCCCTCAACAAATGGGCGGTAAAGGTAATCGTATGACTATGGATATGCCCCAGCGCCCCTCTCCTATTGGCGGCAAAGGCGCGAGCGAAGACTAATGGCATACACCAGCGGTTCGTCTACGTTTAATCTTGACCTCAATGATCTGATTGAGGAAGCGTACGAACGCGCCGGTATTGAAGTTCGTACTGGCTATGAACACCGTACGGCACGGCGTTCGCTCAATCTCATGACTATTGAGTGGGCCAACCGTGGAATCAATCTTTGGACAATACAAGAAGGTCAGATTTCTCTGAACGCAGGTCAACTTATATACCCTTTGCCCTCAGATACGATTGACCTTCTTGACCACGTTGTTCGCCAAAATAACAGTACGTCTAGTACGCAATCTGACATCAACATTACCCGGATCTCGGAATCTACGTATTCTACGATTCCAAACAAACTAACTCAAGGACGACCAATCCAAGTTTGGGTTAACCGTCAGACCGCGCAAACTAATGCTACAAGTGTCACACTAAGCAGTACGATAGCTAGCACCGACACAAGCATCACCGTCAGCGATGTATCTAATTTAACAACTACCGGGTTTGTGAAGATTGATTCGGAAACGATTAGCTACACGAACATCGTCGGTAATACCCTGACCAATTGCTGGCGGGGGCAGAACAATACTACCGCCGCATCTCACACTGCTGGGGCATCTGTCTACGTTCAGAATCTTCCTTGCATCAATGTCTGGCCTTCACCAAATGCTGGCGGAAATTACACTTTTGTATATTGGAGGCTGCGTCGCCTTCAAGATTCTGGCAACGGCGTAAACGTAGAAGATATTCCATTCCGCCTCATCCCGTGTATGGTTGCTGGTATGGCGTTCTACATTGCAATGAAACGGACAGACGTTGCGCCTGACCGAGTTGCGATGCTTAAAGATGAATACGAACAACAATGGTTACTGGCATCACAGGAAGACAGGGATAAAGCGGCTGATC